AAGTTTAGTTCTATTCTTCTCTTCGTTATAAAAGTTGTTAATTGATGTTAGTAGAATATCGGTTTTACTCATTATTAAACATTGTATTTATATCTCTAAATACATTTGGGTGAATACATGCCGGACAATCGGGAACGAAAAGTTCATCACTCCCATGTGTATGGGTATTTATACTCGTAAGATCCCTGTGCTTAATTTTAGTACCCTGTGATATATGTTTGCCACAATATCCATTGTGAAGACCCTTATGTGTACAACGATGGCCATTTGACTTTGTTCCTTTACACACGGATCCAGTATAATTTTCGGGTACGTCTCTCAATAATAGATCGAGAGGTATACCATGTTTCTTTGAAATGATTTCGGCATAATCACTTATGATTTCATTGACTCGTGTTTTCAATTCTTCATCAAACACCGTGATAAGTTTATCATAGGAACTCATTGCTTACTTCTATCTTGATCGTATTTTTTAAATAAGTCTTCAAGCGAATTCTGTTTTTCGGCGTTGTTTTTTAACCTCAATTTCAATTCGGTTATTTTTCCCGTCGTATCCAAGTTCCTCTTTTTACACTCTTCCACGAGTTGTTCTTTTTTCATACCACTAAACCCAGGTTCCCTTTTCTTCTTAGGTGGTGCGTGTTGAGTAATAATTTCACCGAATATTTCCTCCTTCGTGTTTGTAAATAACGGATCGAGTAAATCACACACAGGGTTCAGGAATTTATTGACAAAGTAGTAGTGATAATCTACTGGTACATCATTTTCTTCGACGTATTTCGGATCTTCAGATTTTTCAAATGCACGAGCCTTTGGATCACCCGTTTTTGTGAGTAGATATGGGACCCGGTCACCCGATTGTGGTTCTGATCCAGGTTTTCTATCACGCATCTTATTGACAACCTGAACATGTGCTTGATTGATGTATATACTATCGGGGCTCGTTATTGAGACATTTTGCCCCTTCACCTTATACGAATCCGAAAGAGATTGACTCAAGATCAGCTTATCATTGTGTACGTCGCCAGATAAGAGTTCTATGGCGCGTTCTCTCGCGAGTTCGAGTGGTGGACCAGGGTCACTCGAGGTGAGAACTACATCTAAAAGCTCCTTGCAAACCTCTCGAACATGGGGTGTATTATCTCGGCGAACAACCTGAAGACCCTTAATATCTATGTAATCCATATGCATATTTCCATCCTTACCCTGTGTCCAAAGTTTCGCGGCGTACCTCTTCTTCGAGTACAAGAAATATGGCCAGTAGACCTTCTCAAGTTCTAGGTTATTGGGCTTTTTGAAGAGGGCGCTACATTCTGTCGCCGCCCTTTCACCAATCTCCCAACTGTATTTTACAGCTTCTTCGCCTGTCCTGTCACCCACATCAAACTCAACCATCACAGAATCTGTGTCACCATACCGTACCTTCGCACCCGGAAAGTTCTTTTCAACATACGTCTTTGTCTCTTCGATCATCTCACGGCCTCTACATGTCGTCGTAGATGCGATAGGAACACATGGAAGAATACCTTTACCCGCACCAGTAAATCCATACACTGAGTTCATACTAATTTTGTATGCCAACTGCTTACCGTTATAGACTTCTTTCATCGCGCCAGTTGCGGCAGCCATATCTCTCTTTGCCTTTTTACGAAACTGTTTAAGCTCCAATAGAATGGCTGGTAAAAGACTTGGAACATTCTGCGCAAATTTATAAGTCCTGTTACCAATGTTAAACGTCTCGTATGTAACACCAGGAATATTCCCATAGTCCTTCTCATTCATAACATAGGAAGAGTAACAGAGATTATGGGCCATCATGATACTAGGATACAGTGCCTCAAAATCCAGTGCTGTGATGGGTGTATAATAGGCTCCTTTTTGAGCGTCAAGTACAGTTGCACCTTCGTAGGGTTCTTCGGGCATAGCACCCCATCTAATCGTTGGCACCATAAATCCTAGTTCTCGAGCCTTTTTAGTCAACTGACTAAAAACCTTAATCTGTTGCCCACGCTCTACGAGGAAACATAGAGGTACCCACGTCGCCTTAGCCATCTCTAACAAGTTCAAAAGAATACACATCTTCTTCATGAGTTTATGCGGAAGTAAAGTATCCTTAATACAATAGTCTGCGACTTCACCAAGCTTTTTTGGATCTTCTTCTATAAATCGAGCAAACATTTCTTTTGGTGGCATGTCAATCTTTTGATCCCCAAGGTACAATTTAGATACGTTATTTAGACTGTACGAATCAAGTTTATACCCCTTCTTCACTTCATGGAATAAATCGAAAACAAACCGACCGGACATTGGAAGAAGTTTCAATGTATTATCACCCAAAGCACTCGAACTCAATTTTTTAATTGAAATCTCGCAAATCTGATCCTTCAATTTCCCAAGCCTGAAAAAGTTGGGGTTACATCCCAGTAAATGTGCGCGTGTGTGAATATAGTTGAAATCGAAACCGAAGACGTTCCATCCCGTGATGATATCAATATCCTTTTTTTGCATGTATTTTTGAAAAGCTTCGAGCATTTCCTTCTCTGTATCAAAACTCACAACATCGTCACCTTCTGTTTTTTTGTAGCATAGACAAACCTTCTCATACGGTTCATCTTCACCAAATTTACAAAGTGAAACTGCAATCTGAAAACATGCGTCACCCATGATGGCTGGATCAGGGAATTTACCAGTGGAACTGTTACACTCAATATCGAATGATGCAACTACGAATGGGGCGATGTCATCTCTATCTACGGGTTTGAGCGTATTCCACTTATTGCAAAATAAATCGATATCTACATTCGCGAGATGTGAACGAATGCACTGATCACCCGTGTCAAGCCAACCTGTAGATTGGATACCGGTTCTATGCATCAGGCGAAGTACGGGATCTAGGTTTGATTCATACACTTTCAATTTTACCATCCCAGATGAAATGCTCAATGTGTTTTTTAGAAAGTAATCAACTCGTCGTCTCATAGCTAAATTTACGAAATCGATTTTCATGTACGCAAACTCTTCACTATTCTGAAACCCCCAAACATCTTTAGCTTTCATGATTGAATATGATACGAGACATTCAGGACATTTTCTATTTAGGACGTCGAATATTTCCTGCGCCGTCTTTTGTGTAGCACCTTTGGGAAACTTAACGAAAAAGTACGGGGTAAATGCAGTAGTAACACAAACCGATTTACCTTCCTGAGTTTTCCCAAATATACTCACTAAATGTTCATCATCAACATCTCTGGCTTCCCAAGTCAACGCTTGAAAAATCACCATCGCTTATGTATATCTTGAGCGAAAATTTTAATATCGTTTATTAATAAATGTCAGCCGCTTTAATAGAGCTTGTGTCTGTAGGTGCCCAGGATGTATTCATCACTGGAAATCCCGAGGTTTCGTTTTTTAGACAAAACTATAAACGCCATACTAACTTCGCAATGAAGCCCGAGCGTATGGATTACATCGGTACCTTCGGTGCCAATAACGAGATTACCATTCCTATCCGTTCGAAGGGTGACCTCATGAGTTACATCTGGATCGAGGATACTAACATCGCCAATATCCAAACCAACTCTAACGGCCTGTTCTCCGCGGATGCGGCGGGTCCTACTGAATTCAGCCTGTGGATCGGTGGTCAGAAGGTGTCTCAACTCGACTCCCTTTTCATCCAAGGTGTACACAACCCCCTTCTCCGTGATTCTGCGGCGAAGGCTTCGTGCGCCATCACAACCAATAACAAGAAGGCGAACCATGGCGGTGATCACTACATGATTCCATTCTTCTTCGGTGAAGACTGGACCAAGTGTCTTCCATTGGTGGCCCTCCAATATCACGATGTGGAGATTCGCATCAAGTGCCGTGACGGTTACACACCAGCCGGTAGCCCCCAGGTTTGGGGTAACTACATTTACCTGGATACCGATGAGCGTTCCTTTTTCGTCGATAACGAACACGAGATTCTGATCACACAGACTCAACATCAGTTAGCTAACAGTGGTGATACTGAGTTCGATCTCAGCTATTTCAACCATCCAGTCAAGTCCCTTCACCTCGTATCCGGTAAGGCGGCCGGAGATGACTGGGACACCGAATACTCGTTCGGTAAGTCTTCCCTTTACATTAATGGTGTAGCTCTGTTCGAGGATACTTCCGCGGTGTATCATCACACAGTTGTACCCGAGATGCACAGTACAGATCTCCCAGATGATATTCTCGAGGATCTTCCCACTTTCACTTGGCCTTTCTGTGTAAACCTAAGCAAGACACAGCCCACGGGCACACTAAACTTTTCCCGAATTGATAACGCTAAGCTCACTGTAACCTCACCCACTGGTGGTAACGGTCTTCACCGCGTGTACGCCGTAAATTACAACATTCTTCGTATCCAGAAGGGTATGGGTGGTGTCGCGTTTGGCAACTAAGTTAAAAGGTACGAATAAAAATTTATGTAAAATGGTAAAGTCTTCCTCACGACCCCGTAAAACGTCCAAGTTCATTATTGATCTTGGACCAGAAATAGACAAGGTTGTCAAGAAGAAAAATCTAAAAATCAAAAAGCAGAGGGTCATAATCAAGGCTCTTGAACAGGAACGTGATGAACTTCGTTCTCGGGGTGGTGATATGAAAATTAAAAAGCAAAAACTTATCATTACCACTCTACAAGAAAGGCTCGTCGAAGTCGAGAAACGCGTGGTTGCAGCAGAAAATGAGACTCGACGATACAATGTTCGCCGAGTTGGTATAAGTAACAAGACAGTGGAAAACGCGTTCAAGAATTTACGGGAAGGCAAATCCCTTTCGAGGATGAAACCAAATACTATATTGCTTATTCAGCAATCTGGGAGGTGGGATGAGGCTAGAAAGATTCAAGCACAGAGAAAGTTATGTTAGTTCCAATTGTCAATCAAAGTTTTAGTCTTTTCATACATCCTCTTCGCATAGAAGGTATTATCCCTCTCTCCCGCCCAAATTGTGAGTCGGTCTTCGAGGAAATCTTTGAACTTCTCCGGGTCGCAGTCAGACTTGTATAGGACTTTTTCACACTTAAGTGCCTTCTCTGTAGCAGCTAAACGATTATCCATCGAACGCTTAACAAACTCGAGAGGAGTGAGACGAGTGGACACATCAGCAGTTTTCTTATTCATTTATACTATGGACGTACCTATTCTTTATTACTGTAAATCTTGTCGAAGAACTTATGATGGTCACGCCCAGTGTTGCTTTGAAATGGATCATGTCGAAGTTAAAATCCCTGCAGATACTAAATGATACCCCTTATCATAGCTGGTGCACTTACTGGTGCCCTCGCGTACACTTATATGGGACAGAACCTCGTGTCCGCCTCCGAAGCTAGAAGGCTCATCAAGAAAGGGAAAATAAAGAAGGTCATTGACGTTCGAACGATTACCGAGTATCGTGCAGGACATTACCCCAGAGCACTTCATATCCCCGTAAACAAGATCAACGAAAAAACCACCACAGAACTTCCCAAGAAGGGTTTACTCGTCTACTGCAACACTGGACAAAGGGCCAGATTTGCGGCAGAGAAATTAGAGGAACTTGGATTCGAAGATGTCTACTACATCGCCGGAACATATAAGGGATTACTTTAGTTTGACACCCAAAACTCTCCGCAACTTTTGAAGAATCGTCGGATCCGGAATAGCTCTACCCGATTCGTACGAGTTAATAATACTCACATTCACACCCACCGCGTTTGCTAAATCTTTTTGTGTTTTGAAACCTTTAGCAATACGCCCCTGTTGAATCATCTTCGCCATCGAAAGTGAAACCTTCTTATGTGTTCCCAACTCTTCGCGATCCAACTTTTGATCTTTCGTCACTTCACGGTGTGGTTGTGCGGGTCGCGAAACATTGTGTTTCGCTCCATGAATGACGACAGGTGTCCAATCTTGGTGATGACTCATTGTATTTATACTACTCGCCTCGTTTTTAAGATCCTTTCCAAACGGTCCTTTTCCCGTCGCATAAAAATAGTAAGTTCCATAACTTCACCTTGTAGTTTGACCTTCCCCGCTTGTCTCGTCCATATAGTCTGTTCCACTCGGACCATATCGACACAAGACATTTTCGTATCCGGTACGTTACTGTGATGAACAGCGAGAACCATCGCATCTCGTTTTGTTTCTCTCGAAAGTTCTCCGGTGTGACACACGACTACGTGAGCGCCTGAGTATCCCGCTACATGCATCCACCAGTATCGGGGACTACTAAACACAGTGAGATTGTCGTTATCCTTTGCATTTTGTCCGACACGAATAACTGTACCATCATTCGTTGTATATTCAAGCATGAATAATGATGTATTTTTTTCCTTATATTCTATTAATGCACGTCGTATTACAACCGAGTCCATCCATCACACACAAACTTAGAGTGACACTCCCAAATAAAAGAGCTATTGATTTCGGTGAACGCGGTGTCCAACACTACACAGAACATGGAAACCCAAGACTTATGCGTGCACAACTTATTAGAAAGGGTGCCGTCCTTCCTAAGAAGCTGCGAATCGAGAGGGATCAGGGTGAGATTCATAGGGAAATGTTAAAAATTTCGGAAAGTTCTCAGGAAGATTGGGAGGATTTCTTCCGGGCCGAGTATTGGGAAAGATGGCTACTGTATACATACCCTAATGTGACAAAGGCCAAACTCTTCATGACGATGCGTCATGGTATTTTATTCATGCCTACACCAGAGGACTTCTGGTTCTGCAACGAGTCGTTTACTGACCTGTAGATCCAAAGCCCCCGTCACCCCTGAGTGTCTCATCAAGTAGACCAATTTCCTTAACGATAGGTGTATCACACCTTTCCAAAATAAGTTGAGCGATACGATCACCCTTCTTGATTTCAAAGTCTTCCGTACCATGATTGAATAGGACGACCTTGACTTCACCGGTATAATCAGGATCAATAACACCCGCACCAACGTTGATGCAATGTTTCACAGCTAGACCAGAACGGGGGGCTACACGCCCGTATAGACCATCCGGAATAGACAAAGCGATACCAGTACCAACTAAAGCTCGCCCCGCCTGACACGGTACAGTCGCAGCTTCGGAGCTATATAAATCATATCCCACAGCACCATCAGAACCACGAGTAGGCAGACAAGCATCGTAAGAAAGCTTTTTGACCCCGAGAGGCATCTATTTGACTTGAGTTTCAAATCCTTAAGTCTATTTGGCATACTTCTTCTTTTCGTCATCCGTAAGCTCTCGCCACATCTCACCTAACTTCGATCCAATTTCAGTGAATGAAAGATCGGGAAATTCTTTCACAATATTGGGTCGTGTCTTCTTCACAAAGTTCATGTATGCGTTTGGTTTGCGCTTAGGTTTAGCTTTATCTGTCATTATACCTATACTACATATTATTTCTTAAAGCTGGGTTACGCTTGGTGTATGTGAGTGCACAAATCCCATAACTAAATATGTTTATGAAATACTGACACCCAAGAACATGGATTTTTACCAAAATGTTTTCATTGGCATAATAATTCGTCACAAACATCGTGAAAATAGTTTCATAAAACACTCGTATAACGAGATTGGATACATGATACATGAGATTTATGTGTGAATGTATAGAATTTGTCCTAGGAATGATTCGTCGAAGCGTTAACAGTGTCGTATCAATTTCAACCAGTCCAGCCAAACTTATGATTGGGGATTCTTCGGGGTACATGAGAGGTCTAAGAAGAGCTAAAAGACACACTAAATGATGAAGTATGATTAAATTTCTAAGAGTGTGTATAACTTTCGGCTGAAGAATTATCCATATGAGATCATATGACATGTACGTAGTGAGAGCATGTGTTAAAAACATGGGATACAGAGTATATCCAAATAGGACATCGGCCACACATAATGCAGAAAATGGTGCAAGAAAAAGTAACGATGCGACATCATGAATAAGAATTGATTGATCTTTATTCATCATGTAATTATACATTATTCTTTTTATCGTAATTGCACTCAAAGGGTTTCGAACCCCTGACCTCAAGCTTACTAAGCTTGCGCTCTACCACTGAGCTATGAGTGCGAATGCTGAGAGCGGGGTTCGAACCCGCGCGTGCATAGCACAGACGATCTTAAGTCGTCCTCCTTAGACCACTCGGACATCTCAGCATAATGGAGCCTCCCACGCTATTCTATTAAGATGTCAAATCTTTAAGCACTTTGGTGGTGGTTCGAAGGCTGTCTTTTCCTTGAGTTCCTTGCGCTGCTTCATCTTCTTAATGTCCGCACCTTGGCAATCATGCTTTGTCAGGTTGATACAACTCGGACAAAAACTTCCTTCGCAATATTGGCAGTCAATGGGGACACCACACTTCTTGCGACACAGTTGACAAGGCATTTCTATTCTTAACTTGGATAAAGATTTTAAGTGACTTTCTTGTAGAATGTCTCTCACTTACGCCTTCAGTAAACCAATTCACACCGAATATACGCACCTAAAAAAAACTTTAAAAAACTCCACGGCTGCTTATGGATCTGCTTTGAGTGCTTCTTACTTCATCACACAAGGTGCAGATCATGGTGTATCCGCGATGCTGGGTGCAGTAACATCTTATGCGTATGTGAGTCTTCTCTCTGATCGGGTAGATAAACTCGAAAATTCGACAATTCAGAAGGAGTTCTTTGCACCTCTCGGTGCCGCTGCTTTTGAAGTGTCGTGGAATAACGCACCTTTCGCATTTGATTTTGATTATGGGGCCACATTTGTTGGGTTTCTCGCATATAAATTTGCACTCTCAACGGTACTGTATCAAATTGTGAGGGAGATGATGATTGGGGATAGTGTAAGTTTCTATGACACCGAGGAAAAGGTGTACAACGATCTTACCGTAGACGAGCCAATTCTCGTGCCACACGAACAACATGACGAGGAGACCTTTGATTGAGGTACATCATTTCGTAAAGTTTGTTTTTGTTAGAACCGGAAATCTTCATGCGATCAATACGCTTCGTGGCTTCCTCTTTATTTATGGATTTAGCTTTCTTAGATGGGGTCATCTTTACAATAGTAATTATCCGTTTAGGAGAAGCGATTTTAGTGGTCATGGCCTTCATGAAGTTGGCCGCAACCTTCTTGTCGAGAGCCTTCTTTTCGGCACGTTTCCTAGCGGCGGCGCGCTTCTTAGCCGCCTCTGGGTACAGCTTCGCGAGAGGCATATTGTTCATACCATCGTTACTGGCCTTGGCCTTAGCCTTGATGGAACCACATAACTGCTTAACCGTTTTCTTTCCAGCGTTGGGAACACCATAATTTTTCGCAACCTTCACTACTTCAGCCTTCTTGTGGAGACGGCACTTCTTGCGTCCCAGCTTGAGATCACCCGCCTTGTCCACTGATACGAGTACTGGAGTCATTTTGTATTATACCGATATTTTATTTTCTGAGTCCGAGTCCGATTCTGGTTCAGAATCGGCACCCTTTTTCATCCATAAACGATTCATTGGGACGTCTTCAGGAAACGCGATAGTACCACTTTCTTTACCGATTATTTTTTGAGAATCTGTGTCAAATTGTACAGTCTTTGATGAGTGATGGGCGCGGTACCTTTTTAGAATACCCTCTGTAATTTCACCAAGACTTTTGTATGGATTTCCATCACACCAGAAATATTCCCTGTCTTTGTAAATATGATCGACTAACTGTTCACTGAAATTTTCAGAGAAATCTATATTTCCAAGTGTCACGGGTTGTTTAACTATCGTGTCGTCAAATACCTTTCGAGTTTTATAAAAATCTGTAACCACCTGAAAGCCTATGAGTTTTTGGTACATACAACACAAATCAACTTTCTCAGGGGTTATATCATTTACCCAAATTGTAATCAGTTTGATATTTTCGCGGTTAGGAACAAAGTTAAATGAGCGGTGAACATCCATATATAATCAAGTACTTTTATGTCTTTAAACAATTGTTTAAAGATAATTTTTCCTTTATTCGTAGATGAACTTTTGTTGTAGTAAGAGAGTTCTATCAGGTGTTGATGATTCGATACCGGTTTTCAGTCTAGATAAGTATAGGGGGTATGCAAAAATTACGAGTGTCTATGATGGAGATACATTTAAGGCGGTTATCATGCTTCATGGTCGCCCCTTAAAGTTTACTTTTCGAACTCTTGGGTACGACTCAGCTGAGATGAAACCCAGTCTTGGGTTGAGAGGTAGAGCTGATCATATTCATCTCGCCAAACTTGCGCGTGATATGTTTAAACAGGAGTGTGGATTTAATGATCGTGCACCTCACCAAGTCTGGAACCCGTTTATATGTAGGAATAAGGTAAATGGGTGGATATGGATCGAATGTGGTAAAAATGACAAGTATGGTCGACCACTTGTTGTTGTGTATCGACACAAAGGAGACAAGCAGTCGGTGAATCAAAAGATGATAGAATCAGGAATTGTAAATATCTATGATGGTAAAAAGAAAAATCTAGGATTTTATTAAGAAATGGTCAAGTATGGTTTATTGTTCTATGTATATCTACTCTCACGTCTTGGGCGTAGACCAAAAAGGAAAAACAAGCAGCCAGCCACATGGGTTTAGCTGAGTTCTTCGAGTCTCGCAATCTTACCAGTCTCCAAAAACTCATCAATCTTGGAGCAGATGGAGGGTCCGAAGCCCTTCAGGTGCCTCACATCGTTGCCACTCGTTACGACATAATCAAGATCACGGATCTTTTCAGCGGCATTCCAGTATGCCTCAGACTTGTAAACAGGCTCCTCAAGGTTTCCAAGTTTGAGAAAACACATAGCAAGTTTCTCATTTGTAGAGGGTGTCAGGTAGTCGTCAATCTTCTTAGCGATCGACTTTCCAATACCCGGGAGCTTCATAGCCTCTTTACCACTGGTAATCCTGTAATCAAGACCATAGATGGTATCACCAGCCTTGATGTATGCGTTGCGCTTGAAGTTGTCTTCAGCCTTGTCAGCACATTCGTAGATCATCGCAGAAAGACCAGAGTTGTGAGAGATGAAGTAATCCTCATCATCAGTCTCGGTGACGAAAGACCCTTCATCATCCGAGGGTGCGGGTGCGTAAGCACAGCGAGACTCATCGTCACTGGATGCGATCGACTCGGAGTCAGAGCAGACAGACTCCTCATAGTCAGAGTCCTGCTCATCGAGGTACTCGTCAACCTTGGCAGCGATACCCTTACCAATACCCGGGATATGCATGAGGCTCTCACCACTTTCCACCTCGTGGGGTAGATTGGCGACAGCATCTGCAGCCTTTTGGTAAGTCATAGTCTTATGGTAATCAGAGGTCATGTTTCCAAGTTCCAGAAGACGCTTTACGAGACCATCGTTAAGAGACTTCTTTGTCACGCGAGCTGTCGTGTCAGTGTACGAAGGAGAGATCCGCATCATGTACTTGAGCTCGTTGAGTTCATTGAGGGCATTGACCTTCTCTTCACTGGCCTCGTGGAATAACTTCTTGAGTGCCTCAATCTTGGTTCGAGACACTTCATAGGAGTCGGGAGATTTCTTCTTGAAGTCTCGGATTTGCTTCTTGAGATCAATCTCATTGAAGCTCATTGTGCGGATCGTTTCCGCTTGATCGCGGTTCTCGCGCTCGAGCTTGAGGATGTAATCGGTGATGGATGTAGAGTTCATGTTGTTGTGAGTGAATGATTTTAATCATAGAATGTGTCGACTTAGGTGTACTAAAAATGTTTTTGTATTTTAGATGATCATTCTGATTTTGTTACTCGTAATATTCATTTTCATAATCATGAAAGTTCCCAAAAAGATAGTTTATGTGAATGATAATACAGTGGAACCAAAACAGTTTCTAGATCAAACATCATATATAGCCAAGGGTGTTTTAACTCCCGAATTCTGTAATAAGATAATAGACGAATCTAGAAATTTGTCTTATGATGTAACCGGAGAACCAGTTGATAATGAACCCGTTTATCAGGTGAATATTTTAAACGGATCGAAAGTATTGCACAAGAAGTTGTGGAACATGTGTAAAGATGTGTACCATAAATACAAAGTGATTCCCTCGAGTAAAGATTTTATGTTTTTGAAACGCTATTTACCGAATGAACGTCTTCGAATACCTCTACACTACGATAGTTCTGAATATACGATAAGTTTTCTATTATCGGATACTAAGAGTTTCCAAGGGTGTGAGTATTACATGTTTGATAAACCGACGTCGAATACAATCAATGAAATAGCCAACTGTGATGTTAAGGTGCGAGATGAATTCATTGAAAAATATAACAACTTACCCATAATTGATTATCAACAAGGTGATATGGTTAAGTTTGAATCTGAAACCCATCTACATGGAACTTTACCATTGATAAAAGGTGAAAGATATATTTTGACTATTTTCTATGACCAAAGGGTCTAATACCCGGGTTCAAGAACACCCGGGGAAAGATCGGGATAAACCTTCGAAAAGAAATCCGTCCTTCCATGATTACTGTGCCCAATGAGACTCCTGTGACGCCTATCAATATGTAAACAATCACGCAAATCCTTGTAATAAACTCGGGCTCCTTGTTCTATTATGTCTTCATGTTTCATGTCTATATGATTATCCATGGGTAAAAAATATTTGTGGTACTTTCTCATGTTGTCTACATTTATCAAGTAACATTTAGTGCTCGAAATCCATTTAACCTTTTCGATATTTTCTTCTTTCAGTTCTGGTAATCTTGAGAGACAATGGAAAAAACACATTTCAAATGCATCTCCTTTCATGTCAATGAAATCTTGAATCTGTTTGTATAATCGCTTAGATTTGACAATCACATTATCTTCAAAAATCACAGCATATTTGAGATTTTGTCGAAAACATTTCTCGTAAAAATCCATGTGACCCATATAACATCCAATAGCCCCCATATTGAAATATGTGATGTCGGGTCTCGTGACACTGGGATCATAATGCATCTCAACAGCCTTTTCAAAATATTCTGGTTCTATATAGTCTTCAAAATTTCTAGCAACTTTCAGATTTCGTGTGTCTGGTCCATATATGACCTCGATTGGTATATCTTTGTTGTGGCTCGATAAAAAACGGTCAGACCTTTCCTTGGCATCTGGAATGGTGAGCAGAAAACACTTGTAATCGTACGTTTCTTTTCTTACTACGACACCCTTATTCAAAAATACAACAATCCAAAAAATAGAGATTATGATTATTATAGCCAAAAGCATACCTACTTAAACAAGAGAAAATATATACCAGTAAGAATGAACGCCATAGATGTATGTGGTCTGCTAGGATCTGCTTTTATCGTTGTTATGTTTGTACCCGAGATTCATCATGTCTATAAACACCGAGATGCCAAAGCAATCAACTATAATTTTCTACACTTAAACTTGACTGCGAGTGTATTGTCTCTCATCTATTCATTCCACTACACTGTCATACCTATGATCATCACAAATGTTGCTGCTGGTCTTTTCTGCTTCCTAATGTATTACTTCAAGTATATGTACGAGCTTAAAGAAGAGAAACAAATTACTGATATAGTAGTCGAGGCTCCGGCTCCTATGGTGTAGTTGGTCAACACTGTGGACTTTGAATCCACCACCCCAAGTTCGAATCTTGGTGGGAGCTACATCCTCTCTTAGCTCAGTTGGTAGAGCAGTGGACTGTAGTTCCATTTGTCACCTGTTCGATTCAGGTAGAGAGGACCATTCCTTCTTAGCTCAGTTGGTAGAGCGACAGGCTGTTAACCTGTAGGTCGTCGGTTCAAACCCGGCAGAAGGAGAACTGTTGTTTTTACAATCTGTAATATCCACATTGTAAAAATAACTTAAAAGTATAGTTCTAAACATCAATAATGACGACGACACCCATTGCTAATTTTTTGACTGCACCCGTTGTTTCCCTGAAGAAGAAATTCAGGCGTCGTCTCGCATCATCTACGTTAGATGCCCCACCACCCCCGGTTGATACCACGAAGCAGTGGGATTTTGGTAGTTACTGTTGGAAAGTTACGGTGACGTCTAAAGACCGGGAAAGTGGTAAACTCGATAAAACCTTCATTGGATACAGCCAGAATATGAATATCGCAGAGAGGACCAAAGGTGCTTGTGATAGATTTAAGAAATCTGGAACAGTGTGTGGAGAACCGGAATTGGCCATGAAAGGTGGTGAGTGTGATGAGGTCATTTTTATGAAAAAGACTCCGGATGGACCACTGATTCCCGTCAGTGTCTCACCTTTTTAAAAATTTTCACTTTGCTTATCTGGACCTATATACACCGGAGGTGCTTCAAGTATCTCAAGTTCAAGTTTACCTTCTTGAGTTTGAGATGGTTTTACATACGCTATGCGGCAATCGTTTGCACGAAGGACTGGATTTCCTGTTTGTGTAGGTACAGCGATTGGTTTACAAAGAAGTGCGAACATTTAATGTATGAACACATTTTAAGTTCGTTGACGAACATCCGTCCATCCTTGAATGCTTATATCACTCTCTTCACACCAGGGATAAATACTATCCTCATCTCCTATGAAATTGAGAGCTCGGACACCATTATCAATACACCTATCGCATATGGCTTTATTATCGTCTATGATGAGACCTATATTAAGTGCACGGCAAATGTCCGCTTTGTGTATTTCATTAGGTGTATAACTGTTTGTGAGTATGACATCATCAAATACACCTGGAAAATATGTATCTATCCATGTTTCTGTCTCTTCCCGCGCCATATCTTGGCGTCCAGTGAGAATATACATTTTATCGTAACGCTCTTTAAGATTTAACATAGCTTTTTGTGATCCTTGAATAGGTGTGAGATCCATGAAGGCTTTGGATTGATAAAATTCGTGAACCATTTTTTGTGAAGTTGGTTCATCTATCTCAAATATTTCACGATACACGTATCTATATTTAGGTTTACTCCGCAACTTGTGAACTTGATTATGGTGTTTTCCCATGGGAAAGAGGAATTTTACTAAGACTTCATCGATATCAATTGCGACCCTGTTCATTTATTTATTACAAATATTATTCATAATCTCTAATTACAACACCCACGGGAAATCGCGGAACACCGAGAGCGGTAAGGTTTTGGAAACGCACAGTGAGCATCTTCCCCATAAACTTCTCATGATTTTTGTAGTCCTCTTCTCGCTGAACAATTGTACCCTCAGGTCTGACGGTGAATTCCCGATCATCTTGGGTTTTACAGACCCAAACAACTGCGTCTGCGTCACGACCATGACCCGTTTTGGCACCAGTGATTTCATATTCCTCGGTCTGGAAATCCTTATGCTTAAGAAGGTAGTTGCTTCGCTGACCAACCTCGTAGACACTGAAGCGGTCACGGATCATGGTGCCTTCGTGTCCTTCTTCGACATGCTTCTGATGCATGAGAGGGAGATCCTTCTTGGATTTTACGAGTGTCGTTTTGACATATTCGTAATGAGGATTGTAGATGGAGTCTTTGACATACTCCCAGCGTTGCTCGAAGGTCATAGTGAGCTTCTTGAGATCAAAGAAATCGAACACGTGGAACTTGAGCTTCAGAGGGTCAGTCTTGAAAGTGCTGGTAAGTTCCTCAAAATTGAGGTTAGGGTCAAAGGCTTCACCATCAACGTATTGACCCGGTTCAAGACCCTTACCAAGAACCTCGGTACCAGGGATAATCTTCCCAGTTCTTGAGATGCCACCATCTTTGGAGACAAGTAGGCGAACACCATCAAGTTTGGGTTGAACGTAGAATGGCTCAGAGATGTATTTCTGGCGATCTTCCCATTTGTTGGCGAGCATAGGCAACACTTGATTACACTTGGTATGCTCATTGTTCCACATGGTTTGGGCTCTCTTGAGAGCCTTTTCGTAACCAGTCTTGACATTGGTTCGTGACTCAGAAAATTTGTCACTCCCCACGATGCCAGAGATCTTCACGATATCCGCAGTTCCATCCTTCAAGTCCTCGACTTTGATGTCAATGTAGCGGTCGCGGTTGTGCTTGTCTTGTTTGATAAGGCGTTCCATTGTACGATAATAAAATATCAGTTTTAAGTAGATGTCGGAAATACCAGTTGTAAATTATGGTAGAATGGAACGACTTAGGCCTCCAGAAAGCACGACTTTGCCTTTAAATTTAAACACGTTTTGCATAATATTTATAATTCTATGTGTACTAGCTCTCTACAGGCGTTCTGTGACACTTACTCAAGAGCGTGGACGATTCCATACTTGAGGCAGTCGCGAGGGGAAAGGTAAATATCCTTTTTCATAAGCTTATTCAGCTTCTTTTCAGGGAGCTTAGTCTTTTCAAGATACATTTTCTTCAAATTTTTCATAAACTTATCTGTTGATTTGAGCTCATGTTTAAGTTCCTGAAAATTACCCCACATTTCTGTAGAGATTTGGTGAATGAGGACGTACGCATTCTTCCCCATGAGTCTTTCTTTACCGCCGAGAAGCATGAACGTAGCTGCACTACAACAAGAACCTTGGGCGATGGTGACAATCTTTACACGAGAGGATTCGAGAACATTCATCATCGTCATACCAGCAAAGATGTCTCCACCTTCACTCATGATATGAACCCTAATTAGGGGTTCGTACCCAAAGAGTTCGGCTTTCTTTTTAAGAAGTTCAATCTCCAACTTTTTAAATTTCTCAACGAAATCAAGAGCATTTTCACGATCGACATCGGCATAGAAGAGAATTTCATTTCCGATAACCTTAACGCACTCTTCGTGATCAACTTCTTCTTCCTTCGTAGACATTCTTCAATGCTTTCTTTACTCTTGTTACATCCTTCTGTTTTAAGCCATTTCCCACAGCAAGATGATTTATGACATCGAAATCTTGTGGTGTGATATTATAGTCTACTAATTTTGTTATATCACCTTTCTCTGCATATGTCTTTAATAGGCATAATTCTTCAACTCCTAGACCTGTTCTAGATTTTCGTCGAATGTCATTGTATTTCTGTTTCCGCATTTTATAATTTCCCTGTTTTGTCCAACAACTACCCGGTCTTATCTTATCTTTATTGAGTGGTTCACCTAGAGAGGTTTTCGGTATCGTCAGAGCGTGTAAGACAAAATACGGCATGAGGTTCCAGTTCCCACTTTGATAGATGTGACTGTCATACATATCGGCGATACTGAAAGATTCTGTCGCTTTGATTAAATTCACACCTTTAGAATCTATGTAATTTTCTTGGAAGATGTCCCACATATGACCATGCTCAGCAACACTGTCAAGTATTTCAATTGGTTCTTGACTGGATAAAAACTCCGATATAAACTCTTTAGGTGTTTTGAAATCATCCATCATGTCGTATCCATCGAGATATGAAAAGAAGTTTCGTATATTTCCTTGACTCTTATACGCGGCGGAATATGCATCATCTCCATTTTTATCAGTCAATGACAAAAGTGCATCCGGTTTATGTTTAGGAATAAAGACCGTCTCAAAATTGGGAAACATACACATATTGGTAGATGTTACTATTAAACATCCACGTGTCAATCTGTTACCATCAGATACCTGTTCTATGATTGGTTTAAAAATAGGTTCGTAATCTTCTATGAACACATGTTTCGTAGTTGGTTTTATGAATGGTAGAAATAGTGATTTACTCTTTAGATGTTCACTTTGTAATTCCACATATTTGAGATTTTCGAGGGCCGCTTCCAGTACATAGGTTTTACCCGTACCAATCGCACCACAGATGAATACATTCTTGTTTTCTCCTATGTACTTACGAACAAGTTCTATCTGTTTACCATGAATCGTTTTTAGTGTTTTTTTCTCAACTTTTTTTTGTGGAATTGTTTTAATGAAAGAGTCCATTGATGATATTACTAATCAGGCGATAGATTTAGTACTCGAAAATGACGCACTACATAAACGTATCGTAGAACCTTTAAGAAGGAAAATTCTACCATATTTTGCATGTGGTGTTGTTATAAATTTAACTATGTTTATTTTGCTACTGTATCTTGTTCGTCGTTTATCCCTATTTCCTCATCATATTCCTCTTCCTCAATAGATCCTTCCGCTTCCTCTTCTTCCTCGGCACTATCCTTTTTGAATAACTTCCCCACTCGCTCGAGTGGTGTGTTTTTGGTTATAGCATGAAGTGGTTCTACAGTCTTTGGTCCTTTGAAATTAGGAATAGAACGCACGTTTAAGATTTCTGGTTTTGTGAATATGTTATCAAATGGATATTCTTTCTCGAAATCCGATAAAACGTCAGAAGGTATAGCTGGTGACTGCTCAAGAAGCCTATCATACTCCGCCTTACAATCTTCCACGAATTTCAAACCATCTTTCTTACGCTCCCCTCGTGGTAAAGCTAACGCAAGACGTATATTTCTCGACAAAAGGCCATGTGATAGTGCCGCAGTTCTGTGATTTTCCATTAATTCATTAATTTTAAGAAATTGACTGATCGTCGCGATGAGACCAGCGATCAAATTCAAACCACCTATAACCGATGGGGCAGACGGTTGGAAACTTGGGGGTAGGGTCGACTGCGCAAAATTTGCTGTACCCGTGATAGTTGAAAGTACAATAACAGGAAGTGAAAAACGTAAACTCAATTTTTTATACAGTAAGAATGATTTATGATGCATAAATCTGTAACACGCGGATGCCTCACCCCATTGTTTCAATATAGTTTCATGCTGATCATTCCATACAATTTTTTCTTTTACCATTGTATAGTATAAATGAATATAATTTTCTTCCTACATGCATTTTTTATAATAGCCATATTGGTTGTTCCTTTCATGAATAACCGCGAAAACCTGGAGTTCTATTCATTACTTATACCCTTTCTATTCTTCCATTGGAGTGTGAATGACGATACATGTGCTTTGACTCAACTGGAAATGTCTATGACTGGTCAGGAGAAAGAGCAAACATTTATGGGGCGTCTGGTTGGCCCAATTTACAAAATGGAAGATAACGATGTTAATAAAATGACGAAATCTGTATTCTTCTTACTGTGGGCACTTGTGCAGTATAGAATCGGACACTTTGATTTCTTTATTAAAGAATTCAAAAAAGCTATGAAGTGATTTAAAGATATTTTACGATTACATAACTATATGGACGTCAAGATAAAAACAGAAATCCGGAGACTGGAAGAACTTAAGAATCTTAAACAGAGGGAATACATCTTCAATGTGGAACGAGTAGAAGAAAAAATCGAACAGTCGAAGTCTCAAATTGATCGAACAGACTCTGTGATCAAACGGGATATTTTGAAAAAACAGAAGGTGTATTATAGAGAAGAAATAAATGCACTCGACAGTGCAATTGAAAATTTTACTCAATCGGTCGACGAGAAAATTGAGGGTCTTTACAAAGTTCTCGAGGTGTGGATAGAAAAGAATAAGTTGGAGAAAGAATCTATCGAGTACAATGTCGAAAAGATACGCGATCTTATCAAAGGGGAAAATATGAATGATGTTTTCGAAATGTTTAACTCTGTTGCGAATTCGCTAGAAATTATTGATAAAAAGCTCACTTCTTCTTCTTCTCACGAATCAGTTCCTGAACCCTAGAAAACATCTCCCTGTCAGCCTTTTTACGATTATCGACCCTTATGATGATATACTTGAGCCTGTTGGGTATTTTAGGGCTATTACCCCTAGACTTCGTGGGTTTGAGTTTACTTTTTGCATCCTGAAGTTCCTTTTTTGTTGGCATTTTTACTATATATCGAGAAGATTTTCCTCATATATAGTAATGAAAAACAAGACAAAGAATCAAGCCTTGTGGTTGGCTCTTATTTTACTTACAGTATTTGTAGGATATATGTGGTATAATCCAAGGATTGTCCGAGTTCCAGTACGAACCGCCGCACCACCCGTCCCACCCAGACCCGTGGAAACACGCCGCGAACCTGAGTTTAGGGGACCACCCATTAAAAAATACAAGCCTGGTCACATGCAACAGATGGGGATCATAACTGGCCCAAACGAAGAAACGATGCCTTTATATGGGAAGGAGGTGCGAGGTAGGAGAGATAGGTATCATTATTACACGACCACCGGTGATCATAATCTGTACCCAGTACCTTTGAGTCATAATTCAAGAGATTGCATGGAGGATATAGGCTGTCAGGAATTATATGGAAATGAAACAGTCTCAGTTACTGGTAAAACTGGTTCATTTGAGGTTAATATGTATAGAACTGATGATTTCTTTTAAAGTTTGCATCGCCTTCGGCTATCTTCTATGACGCGACCAGAAGATAAGATGCACCCGAGGGATCCGAGAACCATCAAACCCTTGGCATAATTGGATTTATTGGGAACATATTTCAGCCCGATGAATAGAGATATCAGGGTGACGCACACACTGGCCGTTAATAACTTAAGATCCGTCTTGGGCATAGGTCGTCCTTCCTTGGACATGATATTTGGGATCTTGAAAAATCCCATAATCAGGGATGTACTTATCATTGTTTACTACTATCACTCAAGAATTTTTTTTAATGTAATGAGATCGTATTCTCTACCCTGAAGACCACTGTTTTTTGATAGTTTGGCTTTCATGTTTAATAGTTCCACAATCATTTCATTATCAAGATATTGAAGAAAATCCCTCTTTTGCTCAATATCATCAAGCTGACTTCGTTCCTTCTTTGATTGAACATACGGCCATACGTGTTTTCTCAAAGAACGAAGCTCTGCTTCCATTCTCGTCATGTGAGGTAATATGACCTCGCGTATAAGTTTGTTCGTCTCATGAAGGTCATCCTTCCATTCGGTCATAGTTTCATTGTGATTTAAATTTCTAAGTCTATTATAATGATTCCCATCAGCCTCAGGAACAAAGCCAAAAAATTGGGTATTAGGGTAACTAAAGATGTCGACGGAAAACGCGTAAAATTGACGGAGAAGGATATCAAGAAAACGATTTTCGCTGTACTGAGAAACAAAGCCAGTAACACGAAAAAATTCATCCGCATCTGTAAAAATGTTCTAGTAACAGCCAGCCCAAATAACAATAGGAGGGTCACCAGACCATCTTCTCAAGCTCCACCTCCACCCCCGCCTCCGCCTCCGCCTCCACCCCCGCCTCCTAAAAAGCCCGTAATAAATGCGAAGCGTGCCAAACTCATGAGTGAATTGAAAGCTACCCTCAAGAAGAGGGGGGTGGCAAAATAAAATCTCAATTATTAATATACGAGATGAATAATCAGGCAAACGCCAACAAGGCTAATAATTTCAACGCTTCCGCGGCGCTGAACAACACCCTCAAAAATGCCGGTAACAACAATGGTATGGGACCCGGGGGTAACAACGCGAACAAGGGCAACAACAAACCTGCCAACAACAATGGCAACAACAAGGGTAACAACAAACCCGCCAACAACAACGCGAACAAGGCCAACAACAACGGCAACAACAAGGGCAACAACAAGCCAGCCAACAACAACGCGAACAAGGCCAACAACAAGCCCGCCAACAACAACGCGAACAAGGCCAACAACAACGGCAACAACAAGGGTAACAACAAGCCCACCAACAACAACGGCAACAACAAGGGTAACAACAAGCCTGCCAACAACAACGGCAACAACAAGGGTAACAACAAGCCCACCAACAACAACGGCAACAACAAGGGTAACAACAAGCCTGCCAACAACAACACGAACAAGCCCGCCAACAACAACGCGAACAGGGGCAACAACAAGCCTGCCAATAACGGTAACACTATGTCGGCAAACGCTATAAAGCTTCGCAACCTGGCAAAGAAGATTGCGATGAATGCTATTAACAAGGCTCGCAAGGAGATGAACTACCAGTAAGCATTCACAAAATATGGATAGAATAAACAATTAATTTACATACGCTCAATGTATGTAAATTAATTCCGATGTAAACAGTAAGATGTCTCTCAACGATCTTAAACGAGATTTTCTAAAAAGGTTAGGGTCTGGTCTACGCAATTTATTGAATGCTGATGAAATGGGTTCGGATCCCGATACCGATATGAAAGAATTCATAAAAATACACATGTTAATAAAGAATAATACAGGGAAATATGAGTTTTCTGAATCCAAATTCGTGACTGCTGTGGGTGTACTCGATTTTGATCTACTTTCACAGATTCTTTTACAATTCGATCAAAATGGTGTTACGATACAGAAGGTTCTTAAAGAGTCTAAATTCAATCCATTGACGATGTCAGGTAGGGAAATATACCTGGGTACATTGATTGAACAAGGTGAAATCGAAACATTTTTACACTTTATCGCCTTTTAACTACATCTGTGGCGAGAACTGAAGCCGAGGAGCATGACTGAAGGCAAAGCCAGCCAATCATAGGGAAAACGATTGGGGGTGGCGGTCTCGGGGGAAAGCTAGACGCAGCCTTATTTATCATGTATCCCATAAGCATCACGCATATACAAGATGTGCATATGGTACTTATATGAGACATCAAATACTTATTTGGCATAGGACCCCTCTTATTACTCAAATAATCAGATAAGATTGGTATAGGTATCTTATTTATCATAGGCAACTTACATATGAGAAGTAACGGAAATGGAATCATCACTCTTTATATATACTGACACTTTTTTTAGCGTCTGGTTATTTTAATATTGAATCGCTTGGACATAAATTTTTCAACTTCTCCAAAAGTTGGATAACTCCATAGATACCAGCGAGACCAGAACCCAGCAGTATCGATACCACTCATCTTCCAATTCTCTTTGTCGCTTCGATCGACATTTAACATTTTCACTTGAATCTTCTTAGGATCTCGTTCCTCTAATGTTTGTCTAGGTACATGACCTCCATGACGTAATACATAGGAACGCATACGTGAGGGAGTCTTGTGTTTGGTGTAGTCAGAATATCCACTGGCACCAAAATCAACACTCCTGCCGTCGTCCAGTATCGCCCTGAACTTTTTCTTCTTGTCAGGGCTTTTAGTGACTATGACGCGCATACTTATAATTTACAAAGATAATTTACTTACCGCAACCACCACCGCAGCAGTACCCCTCGGTAGAAGAGGGAAAGATGTCACGCTCGGGTCCACGCTTGACACGGTACATGTGATCATACGCATGGAGAACAGCGATACCGGTCACCATGGTGAGAAGAACGGGGCGGTTCATCTTACGGACCGAGAAACCATACAGACCAACGAGTGCGATGAGAACAAATTGGACGAGGGTTAGTGTAGGAATAGCGGGCATCTTGAAACGATCCGCTAGGGTTTTAGTTTCGGGGGTGGGCTCAGGGTTAGCGATCACCATAGACTCTTGCTTGTATCCGGGCATTTTTATTATCTACTGAGAAAATAATGTGGTCTCTCCTGTTGGTTCCCATCTCGATGATTTGTTATGATTATTTTAAACCACCGATTGACCTTCTCTACTTCAGTAAATTAGGGAGACCACTACTCGGTATACAAAATACATTCAGGGACATCATACATAACACACCCAAACACATCATTAGGAATTACCCAGGTCTTTTCCTAATCAAGATGCATCATGAAACGATACGCAGAGAATTCGACCGTATCGCACCTACACTGGATAAGAAGTATTATCATGACATAGATCCATGGTTTCAAAAAAATGACAACTATTATTTTTATAAAATTGAAAATTTTCCAGTATTGTACGATTTAGTTAAACAGATTAAGTGTATAGATACGAGTGTCGCAGCATTCGCAGTTGTAGAAGGTCCGATGATAATACCACCCCACCGAGCCGAATCAAATGAACTCTTACGGTATCAATTAACTATATATGGTGACGGTGATTGTAGTCTGTACACGGGTGACGGTAGGCACATACACAGAGAGGGTGAAGATATCCTCTTTGACCATGCGAGATACCATGAACTGATAAAAACTGGAGACACACGAAGAGTCACACTTATTCTCGATGTTCATAGGTGATTCCTACATACCGCAATGTACATATCACTTCCACCTATGAGTTCTAGGGTTTTGTCATCAACTGTGCGTTTTGTAAACGGTCCAGGTGTTCCATTCTTACACCTCATACACAATGCAGACAACTTGGTGACATCACATGCGAGTGGAATACAATCTGTGAGTTCTCCAAACTTTCTCTGGAATGCGTCACCGTCGAGACCAGCTAATATCACCGATTTATTAACATGAAGACAACATTCTACAAACTTCTTGAGTCTGGGAAAGAACTGTGCTTCATCGATGGCGATGATATCGGCGTCGTCAAATTCACGTGTATTAATAATTTCAAAGAGGTCATATACTTTGTGACAACTGAACTTTACATTATCGTGCGTTTTCAGAACTTCTTCAGCGGACCTGGTATCCTTGGCAGAATTGATAATCATCACATCTTTCCCAATAACTTTTAGACGCTTAAGTCGCCGAATAAGTTCGGATGTTTTACCAGAAAACATATTTCCCATAATAATCGAAAGTCCCATCTCGTCACTGACTATTATAATCTTATATCTTTTATATGGGTGAACTTCACAGGGCCGTCTTCAATGGTCATGTAGGATACTACAATCCCAGGACGGGTCGGGTCCGCTTTGGGAAGTGTATCTATTCCAGTATTGCGTCGGCTATAAAATATCTCAAATGACCTTAATAAACACGGGCTTCTCGGGTCTAACAAGAAATAGTCCAATTTGTAAGACCCTTCGTGCGAAGTGCGATCCAACTATGATCGTACTACTTTCCACGTACTTGCGAGAGTTTGATCTATGATGATCCAGTACCTTCTTCATAGATAGAATCCTTCTTAGAGACACATTGTTACAATGCATGGTATTTAATTCAAGATTAACCGGTTCTTTGTACCTCCCCCATACACTGTTTAAAAACAGATCGATGTGTTTAGGTTTAGTAGTGTCAGTTATCATCAGAGAACACGTTCGCCCCATTTATATTCCGTGTGATAAAAATATCACTAAAAAATAAGAATGCCTGTAAGTAAACGTAAGGATCTTGATAAAAAGATAAAGAATGCGATTGACAAACTGGTTAATCTATCTGACTTAGCTACTAACCGTGATCGAGAAGCCGCGATAAAAATCCAGCGATCTTGGAGGAGGACAAAGACTCCCGAACACAAATTGAAACTCGCACAACTGGTTAACAAGCTGACTAAAAATTACATACAGATGAATAAAGTCAATGAAGTATCACGACAACTGGAGAATATGAAGTTATACAACCGTAATAAGAACGGAAATGTGATAATGACAAATATAAATCTCAGGAAAAAGTAAGATGCCTCTCACTGATGCTGCCATCACAAAGAAGGTGGGGCAACTGCGTAAATCTGAAGGTAAGATCTATGCACCCCTCAAATATTTCAGGGGGCTTACAACTCTCGGGGAAGTTGAGACGCGTTATAAGAAAATGCTCAAGCGAGACTATAAAGGATTCAAGACGGACAAGGGACAAAAGACAAAGACTTCCTCCTACACCCAGAGATTTAGGAAGATGTATCCGGGAGCCAAATCCCTCCCTGAAATTGCTAAGGCTACTAAGATTCCTCTAAAGACCGTGAAGACCATCTACAATAGGGGACTCGCTGCGTGGAGAACCGGGCATCGTCCGGGAGCCTCTCCACAAGCGTGGGGGTACGCGAGGGT